ATGGAGGGAGAACCGGCAATTTATTTGTCTGATCCAGTGTGGAGAGATATTGCTATCTCACTTTGGGATACAGACGGAGACGGTTATATCTCAGAGGATGAATCTCAAATATATCGGGTAGTAAATTTTGCAGATTATTCTAATACAGGGTTAATTAAGGTACTTGATTTTAGGAATTTGCCGACTGAAGGAATCAGCAATACAAATTATCTAAGTGGAATCAAAGAGATTTATTGGGGAATAATTATGTGGGGAACGGCTCTTCCTTATGAAGGATTTAAAGAGAATCTCTCTCTTGAATTATTTGATATAGGTACTTATATTATCAATACTGAAAGAATGACGTTTCAAAATTGCACAAGCCTTAAAAAGGTTGTATTAAATAATATATTGGAACGCATTGATGGAGGCGCATTTAGCCATTGTTCTTCTTTAGTTGAGATTTCGGATATTCCAGATTCCTGTACTCGAATAGGGGGAGACTGGCAGGGAGGTTGTTTTGAGCATTGTATTTCTTTGAAACAAATCACGATTGGCACTGGAATGCAACGAATTGATGAATATTGTTTTTATGGATGTAGTTCAATGGAAAGTTTCTATATTAAAGCCACGGTACCCCCAACATTAGGCGGCAATGTATTCGGTGAAAATCCTTGTAAGATATACGTGCCCCGTTCCAGTGTAGATGCTTATAAATCGGCTATAAACTGGAATCAGTATGCGGCAAGAATATATGGATATGACTTCTAAATATCTTCCGGAGCATCTATCTTTTCATAGTGCTCCGGATAATGGTTAAAAGTCATATTCATAAATTCGATCCGCATAAGTGCTCCAGTTAGTAGCAGCCTTGTAAGCCGCACCACTTCCACGCGGGACATATATTTTACAGGGGTTATTGGTAAATACCTCTGTATCTAACTGAGGTGGTGTAATTGCTTTAATATAGAAAGACTCCATCGAAGTGCAGTCTCTGAATGTAGACCACCCTATTCTTTGCATACCCCGACCTACTGTAATAGTCTTGAGTGATGTACAGCCTCTAAATGCCTGCTGATTATATTGATTATAGAGCAACGTACAGCTATCCGGTATTTCAGATATTTCTTCAAGGGATACGCAGTTAGTAAATGCAGCAGCATTTATTACTTCCAATACATCGTTCAGTACAACCTTCTTCAACTTCGGATTATCTTTATATGCATTATTGGGTATATAGATAGCCCATGCTCCTATATCAATTAATTCAAGATGCTCAAATCCACTGAAAGGAACCGTATTGCCATTTCCCGGATTCCTGCCGCAATAGACTTCGCGCACATTTGGAATATAGGCAGGAGTTGAGTTGTAGGAACCGCCGATTGTGAGCTGTCTGAAATCCACAATTTCAATATCAGCTGATGCCTTATTAAAATTCGGTAATCGAGATATCTGTGCTTCATCAGGAGATATATATCCATCTTTATCTACATCCCAAATCGAGAGGGCAAATTCTCTGAATGCCGGGTCCGCCAAGTATATAACGGGCTCACCATCCATTACAAGAGTTAACCTGTCAAAGATATTCCTCAGCTTATCCACAGAGTCCTGATAGTACTTTGAGTGTACTGTAATCTTACCATCCAACACCGGTATAGGCTCCTCTCCGGCAAGTCCTTCAGCAGACAATCCTTCATAGGTGCCGTCTGCCAGATTTGCAAGCATATCAAGAGCGTCAGCAGTATAATATTCTTCTTCGAAACCGACCGCACGAATGTGCTTCAGCACATGATTAGCGCCTTGTGACTGCTGTGCCTCAATGATGTCAGAAAGTAGCTTCATGGGCTTCAGCAGAGGACAATTCTCAATCAAAAAGTCGGTGATATTAACGGCACATTGACCGATTCTCAAACCTTCTGTCGTCAACATTGGAAAGTTCCGGAAAGTGATATACTTATTGTCGGCCGGATACTCGATAACCTCAAGCCCTCCACCATTCGGTAATTTTATCTGGCTCAGATTAGTTCCATCTGCATAAACCTCCCGAATGTTGATTATTGCGCTTAAATCGAGAGTCCCCTGTAAAGTGGTAATATTGGATAAAAGTATCTTCTGCATACTACCGCAATCAGCAAGCGTAAGTCCTGTTATAGAGATCATTACGTCATCCGTCTTACTTCCAAGTATGAGTTCTGACAAACGCCTGCCGCGTACCACCATGGTACCGGAAACATTCTTTTTATGCCAGTCTCCAATGCTCAATAACCAGCTCGCCGCCTGAATCGCATTCTGTTGGTCGGCACTACCGCCAAGGTCGATAGTTATGCGGCATGTTTCACCTGCCTTGGTGCGTTCCCCCTGCACGATGGACGTACCGTTAGCGATTGCCGGATACATATCGAAGGCCGGAGTGATGTCATAGTCTATCAAATCTCCGGCAGCACGTACGATGATAGTGTCAGTTCCATTGGCTGAGAATAAGCCATAATTATACTTCGACATAATGTACATGATACGTTTCTTCATCCATGCCGTCTCTGCGGAGTAAAAGTCACCATGGCTCTGTGTGATGGGGTCAGTATCATTCGAATAGGAATCATTATCATAAGCTATCTTGGCTATTTCATAACGCTTGGCGTCAGCATTCACTAACGTAGCCGGGAAATACTCTTTAATCCCCAAAAAATATTTCTTGTAGAAAGCATAAGCCTTATCATAAGGAGTACCGGAAGACTGGCCGCATAAACTTTCCATAGCGGCGAACATTTTATGCATTCCGGCAGTGATTTCAGCCCTGAAAGCCAACTCCAGTAAATTCCAGAAAACAGAAGTCTCACCGTTCCAAATCGGCTGACCATTATCATAAAAATCATGCATCTCGCAGTAATACGGCTTGCGGTCCTGCCCTTGGTTATCAATAGGAAAGATGGTATCAGCATCATCCAGCCGCCAGCGCCACTTGCTTCCTGTCGTGCAGAAGCTATACGGATAAGTATTCTTCGCACGCTGGTCGGTCCCGGCCGTGAATTCCACAAAATTATAATGGAATACGGCATCATCAATGTCGAAGTATTCCGGCACGGCCGCCCGGAACAATTGCTTTCTGGAATTGATGAACAGCTCATTTAACCGGTCGGCTGTAAATGCGGACAGATCGGATGCGAGGTATGCAGCCAACTGCGTTTTCAAGTTGATCTGGCCGTCCCCAATGTCTGAAGGAATGAACTTTCCTTCCGCCGCCTCGTAATAATAGAGATTGTACAGGTTGGCATCACCGGCCTTGGCAATCCAGTACTCATAGCCCGTACTGCGATATTCAGTTATGGCATTGTTCAATTCGGCAAGTGTTCCATTGAACGGTCTGATACGATTATTGCAGGCATATACGGCATTATACGCATCTATCCATTTCTGAGCTGACAGAGGTTCCGTTTCATCGGCATTCAGTTCCCCCGCATCAAAATCCCAACAATTGGTATTGTTATACTGGAAAGCCTCTTCATCAGGATTATAGGTCCAATATGGCTTAGCAGCATTCCAGGGAACACGGAAAAGTGCACCCAACGGGGCATTGTCCGAACCTTCTACGGACAGCAAGGCAGGGAAAGCGTCCGTGTCGTAGCCGAAGCAAAGATCATCTCCCTTGTCGGGACCGAACGTAAATTCTCCCATACAGGCATATACGTCCCGCCCTTCCTCATTCACGGATTTGGAGAAACCGATAAACGGCTCCTGGTAAACAGCTACGCGTATCTCGCCATCTGCTACCATTGCCTCGTTTCTCAGCCCTATTTCTTTATATAAATCATTGAAGGCGGCCACACTTCCGGCCTTATGGTCTTGCATCGAAGATGCCCAGTTCTTCTTGGCTGTCAGACGCCCGGACTTCGGCACACCGTCGAACATGAGCACTTTGTTTTTGTCCGTAGTCCCGTCCGCATACGTGGCGATGGAGTTTATCTTATTGCCTTCAGCGTCTTTCAACCCTTTCATCTTGAAGCGGATATTCCACTCCAGATATTTCTTTGATGAAGTTCCCTGACCTTCCACCAACAGATTGGTGAGCGTGAAGTTCCTTTCTGGCTTATCCTTGAAGGAGACTTCCAGATTACCCGCCACTCCTGAAGGGTTATTCAGGTTAGGAAAAGGTTTGTCAACAACAAACACGTTGTACAGCATTTTTGTGGCATTGAAGTCAATGTTCACTCCCTCACCGTCCAATACCTGATTGATATTCTTTTCTGTTCGCTTTTCATCGGTTGTCACGAGTTGGTTGATATAATTCTTCTGTACAGCTTCCGAAGTCAGAGCCGAATCATATACGCGCAACCCATAAAGATAGAGGTTGGCATAATCATTACCCAACGCTATCTTTCCGGCGTTTTTGAAATAGTCATTACTTTCGTAGACATACTGGCGGTTCTTCTTTCCGTTGATATAGATGGCGACAATGTTGAACCCGGCATTGCCGTAAGCATCCGGCATGACAACCACTGTTAGCCGGATACGCACACCGTTATCTGTAGGAACATCCTGTGTAGTGCTTTCATGTTCAGACTGGGAGAAGAAGGAAATATTCTCGCCGGATACCCTTAGGCCGACATTTCCTTCGGCAATAGTAATAATGTTCTTCGAAGCATCCGAGGCGTTCTCCACTTTAAAATCAATCTCAATACTCTTACCCCTGCGAGCAGCTTCAATAGTGAAAGGCTGATAATCTATCACCGCAGAACTGCGGGCAAATATTTTCAATGCCTTCACACCTTCATCATCCGTCACCCATCCGTCATTGCCCCAGTTAAAATTATTCCAGATAACAGGAATCACCGACTTATCCGCCTCATTCACAATGCTGCGGCTGTTGGATTGTGAGTTACTACGTGTCTTGGGATTGATGTAAAGCACTGCACCTGCCGTGGCAGAATATCCAAGCGAATTGTTCACGCCAAACGTAATCGGTTCAATCAGATTGTTATTGCCACTGGTGACAGACACAACAACATCAAAATTCGCATCATCATCCGTATCCACTTCCATCGGATAAGTGAAAGTGTGCTTTGTATTCGTCGCAAGAGTGGTATTCTCAGAACTATATATTTCCGTTCCGTTTTTGGTTATAGCAAACAATGCGTCAGTCTGTGCAGACGAACCGTCATAAATGGCATAATCAAAGACTTTGTTATCCTGCCAGTTGGTAAGCAATCCGGCAAGGTTGTTCACACACATCAGCTTCACGGATTCACCGGAGGAAAAACACATGATGTTCACAGATACCAGTTTTGTCTGGATCGTATTGTCGGAATTCGAAAGGTAAAAGCTGACATTATACACACCGGTGGCTCCGGGATGCAGAAGCGTATAGATATAAGGAGTATCCAGATATACGGCTGTGCCAAGATTCTGGGTATAACCCTGATTGTAGTTATCTCCGGTGACTGTCACATGCAACATTTTGCTGATATTGCCATTAATAATCATTGGAATGGATATGTCTCCCGCAAAAGCCGTCCACCAGGCGAAGTTCGGCGCACTGATGCCAAGCGAAGTCAATTGCACGATATAAGTAACAGGAGCTGTAGTCTTGTCGGTATTCTCACCCTCAACGCTTACTTTGATATTATTGCTACCGCTGGTCAGCCATTCGGACACGTCCTGCTTGACTGAAACGTTAGACGATATCTCCATCCGCTTTACAACCGTGAAGTCAGCGAACTTAGAGTTCTTTATCATAACCGTACAGAGTCCCAACTCTCCGGTCGGTTTATATGGTTCACTGATGTCATCCCGATACTGTGAAACAAAGGTAAAGTCAAGCACACACTCCTCACCGTATTGTGCAGCAAATCCCAAAGAAGGCATATTATTCCGCACATACACGCTGTACATGGTTCCGGCACCCCCTGTCAGTTCCCGCACCATCTGCTCCAATGCCGCACCCATGGCACCGTCATAAGCCGTGCCCGTCGTATCGCCGATAATTAACGATGCATCCGCAAGCTCATTAATCTTCCCTACTATTTCGTTCAGCTCTTCCGCTTTCAGAACATTACCCTTGACGAATGTCTTATCCAATCTGTCCATAATACTATCCTAATATATCATTATCCAATATTCCCGAATCCAGTGTAAAATCAAGGTTCTCTACAATCTTCCCGCCCGGAGCGGACAGAGCATGCATAATCAGGTTTGTCTCAAGCATGGCGTTATCTGCCATATCCGATTCAATACGGCTGATAACAGCACGAGTGGCATGCCCCTGTTCATCCACCTTTCGCAAACTCATCACAAACCTTATGTATCCCATGTCAACAGCCTCCCAACAGATTTATTACCTCACGCTTGATAGCTGCTATAAACGAAGATTGTTTCACCACCTCAATAATAGCCTTGCAATAACGCTCCGGTACTTCCACTTCCCCATCAGAGTAGTAGATTGTACGAGCCAGATCCTCGAAGCCGATATCAAGTAAAATACTTCCGTTGTACATCATCAAATTACCCAAGTCATGGGTAATATTGAAAGTCTTTTTAGCTCCTTCAAATGAAATCTGCGCTTCAATAGCTTTAAAATTTACTTTCATAATTTACATTTTAATCATAATTCATATAACTGTAGAGCCACACATGATTGTGCGCATCATATATATATACATGCCATCGGTCTGTTGAGAAAAACGAACCTGACGAGGATATGGTATCTCTACCGGAAGCATTAACATTAACTTTCTTTCTATTCAATGACATCATCCAGAATTCCTGTCCGTCTTCGGCTTCATCAGGGAGAGTTACCGTTACCTCTTCTGTATTCACGCAACATACGATGCTGTCATATTTGCTTAGAACTGTACTTATCCTTACTCTACGAAGCCTCCTGCGCAGACCACATACATTTCCACGTGAAATGCGGATTGCATTATTCCCCAAACTATAATTTCCATCGTCTATCGAGGCACCGGTAATATCAATCAGAATACCAGTTTTAGTAGAAGAAGAGGTCGGTTTTGTATCAATAAACCGTCCAAGTATATCTTCACCAAGCGAACTCCAAGTTCCGACAATTACCTGTCTACTATCATCATTAAAACCTATCATTCTATTATAGAGAAACATACCATTTCCACCGGAACTGTCGGGATCGGCTTCTATCCCTATCCTGCCACTACTAATTTCAAAATTGCCAATTGTACCGCTTTTAGCATTGACGTTGTTCAATGTTATATTATCCAGTGTAGCGTCTATTCCGTTTATTTCTCCTGATAACGTCAGATTATGAGCAGTTATATTATTCAATGTGGCATCTATCCCGTCAATATTGCCTGATAATGTCAAATTATTGGCTGTTATATTATTCAATGTCAAATTACTATCTTCATCCACAACAAAACTACCGTTGATTATTGTTTTCCCGGTAAACTCAATTCGGTCGGCGCCCATCTCTATCACATCCCCTAAATTACGCATATATGCTGTTGTAGCATTGTTAGATGGTCGCCAATGTTCTATATTAAATGCTGTACCCGCTGTTTTAGCCACTTGACACACAAGAGTATCATTTTCATACAACCTTTCATCGCCTTGGCTATAAGTGGCATTCACCCACAAATCGCCAACATCATAAGCCTGCGCATCAGTAGGTTCTGCAATAAATGTCCGCCGCTTCCCGTCAGCCGTATCCTGCGCTTTGGATGCATCTTCCAATGCCTTCACAGTCTGTTGATCTGCTATACTATTCCACATCCATATATCGCCATCTTTCTCAAATCGGTACGCATAACCGGTCAGGCGATTATAGAACATATCCTGCTCGTGCATAATTTTCAGCGCATCGGTGTCCCAGTCTGCTGCCGGTAGATTATCCATAGCCGGATCATAGTCAAAAAACCAGAGTGTATATTCCTTATCTGTCTGCTCCTTTATCAGACCAAGGTCCGCCTGAAGTTCATTGAACATACTATCATAACTCTTCCCGGTCGCTTCGGAAATAAACTGCCCGATAAATTTGTTCAGGAGCGGAGAGATAATGGTAACTTCTCTGCCCTCCAAAGAATATGAATCAATGCCTTTATACTGTTTGATAGAAGGAGCATCTTCACCTACCGTTGAAAGGATTATCGCATTCTGCCGTGTCGCGTCCGTCCGGTTGCCAAGCTGCACGATGGAATCGCCGGCTTCAGGGACACCGCTGCCCGTATCACAATCCGCTTTTGAAAGATCGACATAATTATCACCTATAGCAACCACCAAACGCCAATAATAGTTATTAGTAGCATTATGAGATGTTCCTTCCTTAATATTGAAGGTCTGTGCACGCACCTGGTCATCGATCCGAAATTCCTGTATGATGGATTTGTCCCCGTTATCCTGCTCAAAGTAACAACGGTAACAGGTATCGTACTCCTCCACTTTTACGCACTTCATTGATGCCGGAGTCAGAATGATTTCCCCACCGACGTATGATAAGCGTTTGATAATCAATTCAACGAAATATGCCAATTTCCGCACGAGGAGTTCGTCCACCTCAAGATAAGACCTTCCCGCCTCCTGATTATATTTAAGGCTGAATCCGGTTCCCAAATCTCCGGAAACAAAATCGGAAGACACGATGCCGAAGATATTCTTAAGTTCGTCAAAAATAGCCGTAACCACATTGGAATCACTGACAGATATGCCATGCCCGCTATTACCTACATATAAGCCTTCAAGAAAAGTGGTGATTTTAGCAGCAATATCCGCCACATCCTTCCGTAAAAACTTATCATAGACCGGGCTGTCAGCATCTACGTCATGCGCCTTGTCGGCATGACCGGCCTTGTCGGCATCAATGGCATGACCGGCTTCGTCCGCATATCCCGCCTTAGCCTTTTTCTCGACACTTTCATAATCCGTACCGCCTGCATTCTCTTCCAACTTAGTTAAGTAAATATAGCGGTCATTATCCGTCCTTATTTCATCTAAAATAGATTTATTAGCATGAGTATGCCCATCACCGGCAGTAGTCATAGAAGAACCTTCCACAGATACAATTGTACTTGAATCGCCTGAAGTTCCAGATACTCCTTGCTCACGAAGTCTTTTACTGCGAGGAATAGCCGCACGAACGACTGTCTCAGCTATATATTTCTTTTCCATATTTTTACTTGTTATCAGATGTATATTCATCCGGACGAAACTCTACTATTTCCAATTCGTTTTCATCAGAAATGACATTCTGCGTATCACTTAAGCAAATAAAACGTTTCCCGGTCTGACATTTTTCTGTATAAACAGACAAATCACCAACCAGTATTCCGGTCGTACCTACCAATTGTGTCTTTCGTTCGGCGAACTGACTATACATTGTCCCAATAAAAAGTTGTTCCGCCTGTGTCGTTCGTCCGGCACGAGCCAACTTCATAATCTGCAATTTATTTGCGGATTGGCACAGTACTCCTTTTGCCGTCGGACAAATATCCGCCATCGTACCACAGATTGTATCCAATTTAACCCCATCTTTTGCCGCTTCATTAATGAGCCCCGTATATTCAATGTTACCACTCTCCGCGTCACTATATACGGTATTTCCACGCACTACTTCTATCTTTGGAGTCTTATACAACATCCACCGTATCTTTTTATACCACTCATCACCAACGACCGTATTTGTTTTCTTGGTCCATTCCGTAACCCATATCCCCACATATATACAAACTTCCAAATACCCTCCTTTTTCAGGATAAGGTATATATTCCCCTTCTTTCATTTTCTTGAAAGAATCAAACAAGTCATTATGAGTAAGCCCTATACACTGCCTGTTCTTTTTCCAGCCTAATAAGCCCGAAGAATAACGCCTGTCCTCCGGATCATACCATTCCAGCCAACAGCTACCGTAAGTAGCTTTACCCGGTAACCATTTCCCCTTTGTGTATGCCAGACTACCCATTTTATCTGAACTTTCAGCAATTTCCTTATTTGAATAGTGCATCAGAGCATTTCCTTCTTCGTCATAAAGCGTTACCGTAGCAGGGACCATCACAAAATTAAACTTGCCCTTCATTGAATCATAATTCTTCTTTTCATTTGCATCATTAGGTTCGGTAAACGGGTTATAACGGGCATCTATCAGCATCTCCATGCTTAAACGAATATAAAATTTCTTCTGATCCGCCGTTTCCAATGCAGGCACAAATACACGATGCGTTTTCATCAATACAGTTTCCTGTTTGGAGGTTTGCAAATTCAATTTTCGTTTTGGCCATCCGGTGGTCAAGCCACCATGTCCACCGGTATAGAAGCTGAAAGCAACACCCGATGCTTCCGCGCCTCCCAATAACGGCTGAATATGGAAATAAGAAGCGGCAGCATACTTTTCAACAAGTCCCGTCCCTTCATTACTCAAGAAAATGGTAAATGAAAGCAGAGAATAGTCCCATGTATCATCTATCTTATGATCATCCGCATAATCAATATAGTAAGAGTAATACTCACCATCTATTGGCTTATCACTTGTAAGATTTGTTTTGTCTTCAGAATATTCATCAGTATAATCAATATCCCGATCTATCAGCTTAGCATTCGAGTAGGGTGAAAAAGTAACCCTGACATTATTAATAACCTTATCAACACCCATCTTTTGATCATCACTTGTCCATACTATATTCCTGACTTGCGCACTCAAGTAAAGCCCATTCAAATCATATACCCATATCTTTCCGTTCTTCTGTATCAGTCTTAAAGCAAGTGGTTGTAACATCCCCTCTATCACTTCATAAAGCGTACAGGCTTCACCGTCTTCATCATAAAAGTTATCGCTCCGAACACTTATTTCATCTAAAGTCGCTCTTGTGCCACCTTCTTCCAGATAAGTACTCAGATAATCCTGATTTAGCTCTCCATATTGTATTTTACTCCTACGGAGAGCATACTGTAATATATTCTCCAATGTACGCGTACCCGTCAGGTCATATTTCAGACGGTCCAGAATACCAAAATCACTGAATGTAAGCTTCACTTCATATTCATCGAAGGCAGAGTAAGGTTCTTCGTAGAATTCCGGATCAAGCGCACCACTCCAGTAAAGCAGTCCGTTACGTAACACTTCCAGACGTATGCTACCAGGCAGGATAATATAAAGGTCCTCATAAGTCCGGTCGCCTGGGCTTACAATGGTCAGCGAGGCGGTACTACCGCATATCACTTCTTCTTTGTCCGTATGTGCCCATTCTATTACTAATGGACTGTCTGCCGGAAACCGTAGTACGCCTATCGATGTAAACGGCTCATCCGCTTCCTGATAGATATCTACTCTCCAAACTATATTCTCATGGCTGAGAAATTGTCCTGAATATCGTAAATGCTCCATAATCCTATCATTGAAAATTTATAATCGTTTATCAACTTCTCCTAATCAGGTTATTTTCCCGTTCCAGTATTCCTACCAATGTGCGACCCTCTATTTTGAATACAACTTTTCCACCGTTTCCACCATCTGCAGGCTGTATCAACTGTCTCAATCTATTCAGCGGCGCCACCACTTCGGGGTTATTCATCGCACCCGTATATTCACCGAAAAGACCTAAAGTCGGGCCATAGGCTATACCACCATAAGCAAACTTAGGCAGATTAGCCAAAGCACCCAATACACTTGCCACAGCCGCAATAGCCAATATAGGTCCTACAATAGGAATACTCGACATACTGGCAGCCGCCCCTGTTGCAGCGACAGTTGTGTTAGCCGTAGCCTGAGTGGATTGGATGCCTAATAATGCCAAAACTTGCGGAATAGCCTGCCCTATTGCCTGCACTGCATTGGCTCCCCACTGTAACCATTCACCTGCCGCTCCACCTATCAAGTTACCCACATTTCCCATCGCATTACCTACCGCTCCCATATTATCCGTCAGTTCCTGATTCTTTTCTCTTGCCAATCCCACAGCCTCATTCCATCTCTCCATACCGGTTAAGGGTTCTTGAATATCAAAGTTCATCGGTTCGAGTTTCATATCTTTCAAACCTCCATCTTTGACGCCAAGTTCTAAAGAACTAGTCGTATCAAATCTTCCATCAACAGGAGCCGCATCTAAATCAGTCGGTTTCACCGGATGCGCTGCCTGAAAATTCATCTTATTTATAATAGATTGGGCTGAAGCTATATCAGACTGCAAATTGGCAATATCTACTGAAAAAGTAACGATTGCCTCAAGAGGTGCCTTTCGCTGCCTTTCTCTTAAATCAGAGAGTTTCGCTTCTAAATCAGCCAAACTTCCTTCGGCCGACTCAATATCTACATGGGAGGTGATAGTTATTGTATTGCCATTTGTATCACTATCCGTCTTCGGTTCTACATTCGTCGAAGACAGTAAATCACCCGGACCACCAAACATGACCTTTGCATCAGCTATTTCCTTTTCATAGATACCTTTAGCTTTACGAACGTCAGAAATGCTTTGATAAATATAGTTTGCCACAAAATTATCCCGATGTGCAAAGCCTTCCGGGTCCATCCATGTTGTTTCTAATTTAGACAGGATATCTTGCGCTTCTTTAGGGATATTTTTCCCACTACGTATTGCATAAAGAATCTGCCCCATAGCTTTTCCTGCTTCCTGAGATGATAGTTTCCCATCCCCGGAACCGATATTTCCATAAAGCCTTTCTCTTATATTCTTTATAGCATCAGCTTCTTTCCCGGTATAAACATCTGCTGCTCCGGCAGTTGCAGACTCCATTGCACGGGCACGAGCGGAATTAACTATCGCTTCGCTCAGTTTGTCATAAGCCTTTCGAGCTGTATCTGCATTGGTGATTTCAATACCCATCTTATCAAGATAGCCACCATATTTGGCCACAATGTTGTCTTTTGCCTTTTGCCATTCTTCAGTGCCTTCGCGAGCTTTATTCAAAGGGGTAAAGAGATTATCCAAAGTAAGACGCTCTGTAGCAACTTCTTTGTTCATCGTAGTCATTACACCGTTTAAACGCCCGTGAGCCTTAGCCGCATCACTACTACCTGAACAGAATTTATATATAGCAACGGCAGCACCGGCTATTAAAGTAGCACCTAATATCCAAGGACTTGCTGCCAAAGCAATATTTAAGGCTTTGGTGGCACCAGTAGTGGTGGAAATTGCTGCACGAGCAGTTAAAACTTGCATCTGATACACGTACACAGCTCTTTTCCCAAAATCTAGAACTTTATTATAGACATCTTGAGCTAGAGAAACGGCTTTCGTTGAAATTCCAACTTTATCCAAAGCCTTATAAAGACCAAGTAAAACCGTTATACCTGATGCGTTCTCAGAAAAAACAGCAAAATAGGCTCCAATATCTCCTGCCATATTTATCCACTTAATTCTAGCTTCATCTATTGGATTTTGCATCATATCCACTTGCTTCGATACAGTAGATGCCATTTTTTGAGCATTACCTTGTATATCAACTAATAGCCTATTAATTTCTCTAAGAGAAACAGAAGGATTATTTTTCAAAGCAAAGTCAATAATATATGTTTTATTTTCCATAACTTTGTAATATTATTAAATGATTAATATTATGGGACCATATTGGGTACTAATTTTCATAATTCTAGGTTCTATTGGAATTTGGAATATTTTGGGTATGTTAGAAGGTAAGGACAACTCCCCAAAAGAGCCACCTAAGCTCAGTAAATTTGAACAAAAATTAAAAGCTTCCGCACAAAAAAGCCGAGAAGAAGCACTCAAAGCACGTGAAGAGTTACAACAACTTCGTGAAAAGCTTGCACGCGAAAAAGAAGAAAGAGAACGACAAAAGGAAGAAGAAAAACATCGCAAAAAAGAAGAGAAGCAAGCAAAAAATAAATAATTTTTTCTTGCTGTGCCTTCTACCGCTCCCATATTATCCGTCAGTTCCTGATTCTTTTCCCTTGCCAATCCCACAGCCTCATTCCATCTCTCCATACCGGTTAAGGGTTCTTGAATATCAAAGTTCATCGGTTCGAGTTTCATATCTTTCAAACCTCCATCTTTGACGCCAAGTTCTAAAGAACTAGTCGTATCAAATCTTCCATCAACAGGAGCCGCATCTAAATCAGTCGGCTTCACCGGATGCGCTGCCTGAAAATTCATCTTATTTATAATAGATTGGGCTGAAGCTATATCAGACTGCAAATTGGCAATATCTACTGAGAAAGTAACGATTGCCTCAAGAGGTGCCTTTCGCTGTTTCTCTCTTAAATCGGAAAGTTTCGCTTCTAAATCAGCCAAACTGCCTTCGGCAGGTTTCAATTCTATATAAGGAGTAATAGAAGGTGTATTCTTATCATCCTTATTATTCTTATCATTGTCACTATTCGTTACAGCCGCATTGCCTGTTGGAACCTCAGCTCCCGATGATACTCCCAACAGATTATCAGTTCTTCCAAACATAGCTTTCGCATCAGCCATTTCTTTCTTATAAACATCCTGTGCCTTACGCACATCGTTCAACCTTTTATAAATATATTCGGCTAAAGGATTAATTATATAGCTTCCAAACTGATTGGAATAACTAGTTTTGGCACTTTCCAGTATTTCTTGTGCTTCTTTCGGAATATCGCTTCCACTACGTATAGCATCCCGAATTTGCATAAAAGCCTCTTCCGCCTGATCGGCAGTTATTTTTCCCGCTCCTTCACCGATACCTTTATTTAAGTGGTTACGAATATCTTTCAATGCATTTGTTTCAGACTCTGCATACACCTCGCCAGCTCCGGATGTCGCTTTTTCCATAGCACGAGAACGGGCTGTATTCAAAATAGCCTCACTCAGTTTATCATACGCAATTCGAGCTGTATCTGCATTGGTTATTTCAATACCCATTTTCTCAAGATAATCACCGTACTTAGCAACAATGTCATCTTTTGCTTTCTGCCATTCTTCTGTTCCTTCACGGGCTTTATTCAAGGGGGTAAAGAGATTATCCAAAGCAAGACGCTCCGTAGCCACTTCTTTATTCATCGTAGTCATTATGTCATTCAAGCGCCCTTGGGCTTTAGCCGCATCATTACTACCTGAACAGAATTTATATATAGCAACCGCCGCACCAGCAATCAAAGTGGCTCCTAATATCCAAGGACTAGCTGCCAAAGCGATATTTAAGGCTTTGGTGGCACCAGTAGTGGTAGAAATTGCTGTACGGGCAATGCCCATCTGAATTTGATAGACAGTCCATGCCTCTTTACCTAAAAGTACAATTTTATTATATGCATTCTGAGCCATAGATGTAATTTTTGTTGTAGCTCCAATATCATTTAAATAACTTTTAATTTCAATAAGACTAGCAATCCCAGCAGCATTTTCGGAAATAACAGCAAAATAAGCTCCCGCACTTCCAGTCAAGTTTAACCACTTTTCTCTAGCTTCATCTATTGGAGTCTGCATCATACTTATTTGTTGCGACATTAGGCTTGTCATTTTTTGTGTACTACCCTGTATCTCAACCATAAGTTTATTAATTTCTCGAAGAAGTCCAGAAGGATTATTTTTCAAGTTAAATGTTATGTCGTATGTAATCTTTTCCATATATTTGCAAGTAAAATAAATAATTTGATTATGGGACCTTACATTGTACTACTATTTTTAATTCTCGCAGGATTGGGAGCTTGGAACATAGGTGGCAAATTATCAAACCTTAATAAAACTCCTAAAGAACCTCCAAAACCAAGCGAGTTTGAGCAAAAGATGAAAGATTCTGTGCTTAAAAGCCAAGAAAGGCTACAACAAAGACAAGAAGAATTAAAGCAAGTACGTGAGAATTTAGCACGAATTAAAGAAGAAAAGGAAGAAGAAAAACGTCGCAAAAAAGAAGAAAAACAAGCTAAACATAAATAATTTTTCAACCATCCCTTTTTCATCATATCCCATAGTCTCTTCATTTCCATTTTTTGAACAGACAAAAGAACTGACATACCTTGAATATTCTTCTGTATATCAAGCAATATATTACTCATTTCTCGAAGAACTCCTGAAAGGGTATTTTTCAAATTAAATACTATATCATATGTTATTTTTTCCATATCTTTGTAACATAATTATTAAAGATTAAACATATGGGGCCTTATATTATACTAATTTGTCTCATACTTGGTGCCATAGGAGCATGGAGTATAGGTGGGATGTTATCTAAAAATGATACTTCTAAAAATGAGCCTTCACAACTCAGCAAATTTGAATAAAAAATGAAAGCTTCTGCACAAAAAAGCCGAGAAGAAGCACTCAAAGCACGTGAAGAGTTACAACAACTTCGTGAAAAGCTTGCACGCGAAAAAGCAGAAAGAGAACGACAAAAGGAAGAAGAAAAACGTCGCAAAAAAGAAGAAAAGTGAGCTAAATACAAAGAAGAAGCTCTAATGAATCATAAAAAGTTACAACACCTTCGTAAAAAAGATGCAAATTCATCGGATGAGAACAACTCCTCAAATGATAAAGAAAAGTAAATAACACCCCTTCTTTACCCCCATTTCTTTGCTATCTCTTCGAACCTTTCCTTTGTACTAACTTCTTTCTTAGTTTCTTGTTCCCGTTTCCTCTCCCACGAGAATCTGCATACATCTGTCGGGCTTAACTTCTTTTTACTATACGGTTGCAATATGCAACAGGCCAAAAAAGCGTGTCTGCTCCCAACCATCCTGCACATTCCGCTCATCATGTTGCTGCCAAACCCGATAGATAGCTGCAAACTCAGCAGGGGTGCATCGGCGAAAATCGTCTAAACTTATCCCAATACACCCCATTGCCAAACCTAACAGTTCTTCAATGCCTGCGACTTCCTTGCCTACCCCTTTTTTTTTGAACCATCCTCACCACCGGCACTCACACTTTCCTGAAAACGATTGAACTCGCTCAGATCGATCCCGTCAGCAAAACGTTCAAAATTAAGGTCAAACGCCACTTCATCCGCCCTGCAAGCCGAACGCACACAGCAGAACATAAACATTGTCAGCAGTTCCATATCGGCACCGATTTCATTGACGTCCTTACCCGTCGCCCGCTTGAAGTCAATCATAGCACCCATCGTCACCCGGTTAGGATATTCCTTACCGTACAATACTACTTTGTTCATACTCATGCTTTAGGTGCAACGACTTTTACTTCCACAGGCCCGCTATTCTCCAGCGAAATGCTGTAAGTAGCGTCATCATCGGCAGCAGAAACTTCTTCCAACGAAGTAATAATGAAATTGCCCTGGCGATACTTCGTGTCTTCTTCCCCACGAAGCGCATACTTCACGGGAACGGGCATCCCGTTTTCCCACATCTCCAGTAGTTTGTCATAGCCCATGCCATCACCGTAAAAAACAAATCCTTCGGAACTGATGCTTACGCTCAATCCACTCACGGATTTCTCTTTCCATTTACCGGCAGCGGCAGCCTTTGCCTTCTCTTCCAATGTCGGTTTCACTGCACGGTCTTTGGTTTCAGCCGTGTTAGTAATCGTACAAGTTTTACTGTGTCCCAGAGGATTAAATACATCCTCTACCAAAATGCCTACCAAGAGGTCACTTCCATGAACATAATCCAAATTTTCATTTTCCATAAATTAGTTTTTAAGTTTAAAAAATCATTTATTGTCACGTTATACTTTCTTTCGCTTTCTGTTTAGTTGGCTATTTTTGTATATTTACGGCTGTTTGTATTTCTTAGGTTTCGCAATTATAGGAAATAATCTAATACAAAACAAATAAAATCGGAGATAATTTCCTACTTATTGCATAATTTTATATAGGAGGGTTGTTCTATGATATTACAGCGGATCAAAGAATATATTGATTTAAAGGGTATTTCTATCTCCGCTTTTGAGAAAAGTATCGGAATGTCAAATGCTTCTTTTGGACGTTCCCTGAAAAACAATGGGGCTATCGGCACCGACAAATTAGAAAATATTCTAAGAATATATCAAGAAATCAACCCGGATTGGTTGCTTACCGGACAAGGCAATATGGTACGTTCCGGTTCGAAGCTAACACTTCCGTCCCCGGTAACAGAAAAAAAGGGGATTCCCCTAATTTCCTACCAAACATTACCGACGCTATTTGCCGGTAAAAAGGGAACATTCTCTCAAGCTACGGAATATTTCTCCCTACCTCTATTCAATGAAGCGGACTTTCTGATTCCGGTAAAAGACAACAGTATGGCTCCACAATATAAAGGTAGTGATATCATAGCCTGCAAATGCCTTTCCAACGAAGGGCTTTTCTTCCAATGGAACAAAATCTATCTGCTGCTCACCCCGCAGGGGGCACTCATAAAACGAATACATCCGGGAAAAGACGAAGAACACCTGACGCTTGTCTCCGACCATACTGATTACCCACCTTTCCAATTACACCGTTCTTTAATAGATAATGTAGCATTGGTGCTGGGAGGGTTATCCGTAGAATAGTCTATCCAAGTCTTACCAAATGATATACCGTCCCCCTATTCGACTTCTTGCAAGGGATATCCAATTTCTTCAGCGAACGGCCGAAGTGCCCTATTTTGCTGACCGACAGTTTATCGCGGGTTTTCTGCTGTAGATAATTGAATATCTCCATTGCGGTCAGCATAATTAAGAAATAGGCAGGCAT